TCCCCTAGTACTTTTTAAACAATTGAAGATCAGAGATAGGTTATGATCGGAACAATAGGATAATACAATGAGAACATTAAACGATTACTTTATAACATCAGCAATACCTGACGTATCATCAGCATCATCAACATTTGTTACTGTACCAGACGCTGGTAGAATAATTAAAATTTTCGCACAAAACAAAGCAACTACTACAGGAACAGCAGCTATTACTTTTGAAATAGATACTGTAGCTTGTACAAGTGCAGCTATTAGTCATGTAGCTGGAAGTTCTGCATTAAAAAAATACACAGTAGAACCAACAGCTTTAAATGAAGTATTAGAAGGATCAATACTTGAAGTAATTACTAATGGTGGTTCTTCAAATGCATCTAAAATGGAAATCACTTACGTTATAAGAAGATAGTTAATTATGGGGATGGAAACATCCCCTAACAAAAGGAATAAATATGAATTACGGATTAAGACATGGAATTGTACAGAAATTAGTTTCAGCATCTTCAAGTTCTTTAGGTGCAGCATTCACAGATGGAACAGAATATATTAGAGTAGTTAGCACTATTGCTTGTCATATACATATAGCAGTAGCACCTACAGCAGCAGTAGCCACAACATATCTACCTGCAAATGAAGTTGAAATTATTAAAGTATCAGCTGGAGAAAAAATAGCTGTGTTAAGAATTGGATCATCAGACGGACAATTATACGTTACAGAACTAACTGAATAATTTATGGCTAAGATAAGATCAGTTGAATACGATGCAGGAGTAAAGACTAAATACATCCAAGAGTCTGATGGTAAATTAACTATCAATAATTCTCAAGATGTAAATCCTTTGTTAAAGAGAAACAAGGAACTTTACAACCATGATAGTGGATATATATCTGGTGCTAAAGAAATGAAAAGAGTTGCTAGTATTCCTCCTTTAATTCTTGCTATATGGACTAAAGAATATAATGGAACTAACAACTGGTTTCAATTACCAAAACAAATTCAAAGAAAGATAATGAAAACTAAACTTAATAGTAATGAGTTTAGATATTTTAGAACAGCTGAGGGAAATTTATAATGGCGTTAACAACATATGCAGGATTAAAAGCATCTATAGCAGACTGGTTAAATAGATCTGATCTTACTAATCAAATAGATGATTTTATTGGGTTAGCTGAAGCTGACTTCAATGCCAAGTTAAGAATAAGACAGATGGAACAGATTGATACTATTACAATAAACGCAGAAGCTGTAGCAGTACCAACAGGTTTTATTGGAGTTAGATCTCTTTACATACAATTATCAAGTACTAAATTTGCATTAAAATATGTAACACCTAGTACAATGTTTGATATTAGAGCAGGATCTACAACATCTAGACCTAAAACATATACAATTCAAAGTGATAACGCTGCAGAAACATTAAGATTTGGGCCTGCACCTGATACAAGTTATACTGGTTATTTATCTTATTATAAAAGATTTGTAGCATTAAGTGATTCAGCAACTTCAAATTATATTTTAAACAGTCATCCTTCTATATATTTATATGGTTCTTTATATCATGCAGCAAACTTCTTAGGTGGTATAGATCCTAATCAAGTTCAGCAATGGTTACAAATGTATGTAGCAGCTTTAGAAAGATGTGAAAATAATGACAAACAAGATTCATATGGTGGAGCACCAGTTCAACAAAGATCAGATATACAAACTGACTTATCATTTTACAGGAGCAGATAATGATTGATAAAAAAGAAAAGAAAAAATTAAAAAAAGCATCAGCACATCACTCTAAGAAACACATGAGTATGATGGTTTCAGATATGAAATCTGGAGTTAGTTTTACTAAGGCTCATAAAAAGGCTATTAAAAAAGTAGGTAAATAGTGCAAGTACCTTTTGGAGAATGGTTACCTGATCAACCAGCTCATGGTATGAAAGGTGCTAATGTAGCAACTAATGTTTATCACGCTTTAGGTTCTTATAAAAGATTTCCTTCATTAGTTTCATATTCTGGTACATCAACAACTATTAAAGATGCTCATGGAGCAGGATCATTTAGAGATAATTCTAACGCTGTCTTTAATTTTGTAGCTACTGAAGATACTTTGTATTCATTAACAGCAGGATCTTTTTCTGATTTAGGTGCAAATGGATTGTTATTAGCTAACTCTAAAGCTTCATGTACAATTACAGTTTCAGACTATGCAAATATAGGTGCTGGTAAAACAGTTACTTTATCAAAAAATAATGGGTCAGTTATTGTATTTACTTCAACAGCATCTACAGCATCTGGACTTTTATTTAAAGTAGAAACAAATAATAATACAACAGCAGCAAATTTAAAAACTACTATCAATGCCCACGTTGATTTTACAGCAACAGTTTCAGGTGCAGTAGTAACAGTCATAAGAGCTGCTATTGGAAGAAATAGTTTAATTAATGTATCATCAGATACTGCAAGATTAACAACAACTAATTTTGTAGGTGGAACTCCCTTAACAGGAGATGGAACAGACTTTGTTACATTTACACAATTTGGTGAACACATCATTGCTAGTAATGGAGTAGACCCAGCTCAATTTTTTTTAATGGGAACATCAAGTGTATTCGCTAATTTATCTGGAATACAAACAGCAGGAACTTGTCCTTTGTTTAGAGTTTCAGGTGTCATAAGAGATTTTTTAGTAACAGGTAATATTTCTGGAGCTACTAATAGAATACAATGGTCAGGTATTAATGACATTACTACATGGACTGGCAAACAATCAGACTTCCAAGATCTTCCAGGATCAGGTGGTCAAATAGTTGCAATTACTTCTGGTGAAGTAGGTTATGTATTTAGACAAAATCAAATAGTTCGTATGGATTATGTTGGTGGTGCAACTGTATTTAGGTTGTCAGTAATTTCTCCTAACAGAGGTGCAGTATATGGAAAAACAGTATGTCAAGATAATAGACGTGTATTCTTTCATGCTGATGATGGTTTTTATGAAATACAAGGTGATAGTGTAGTAGGTATTGGTGTAGAAAAAGTAAACAGATTTTTTGAAGCTGATTTAAACAAAGCATATTCAGATAGAATAGTAGCAGCTACTGATCCTTTTAATACATTAGCTATGTGGTTATATCCTTCTGTAAATGATGAAAATAATATTACAGGTATATGTGATCGTATGATTGTATATAATTATACTACTCAAAAATGGTCTTTAGTAAAAGTAAATGCTAGTCAAATATTTTCTCAATTTGTAGGAGCTTATACTGTAGAGTTAATGGATATTATATCTCAAAATTTAGATACTATTAATGCTGCATTAGATACAGACTTTTGGGAAGGTGGACAAATGTTTTTAGGTGGAATAGACAATCAATTTAAAGCTGCAATTTTTTCTGGTAATTCTAATGAATGTGAAATAGAAACAGCAGAGTTAGAAGGTTTTAAAGGAGCTAGAACTAACATTCAAGGAGTTAGACCAATTGTAGATGCAACTGCTACAGTAACTGTAAAAACTAGAGAAAGATTAGCAGACAAAGAAGTAGAATCTACTTCATCTTCTATGGTAACAAGTGGTATCAATCCAGTTAGACAATCAGGTAGATACATAAGAGCTAATGTAAAAATAGCTTCAGGCACAACATTTAATCATGCACAAGGCGTAGACATTGTTGCATCAAAAGCAGGATATAGATAATGAGTGATACAACAGATATAGATAACGTAAGATATTCAATGGAGACACAAGAATTTTTTCAAAGACAAATTGAAGAAGCAATTAATACATTAGTTAACAAAAATAACACTGAAAGCAATAAAGCATTCAGTTGGTTTATGGAATAGAGGGATTTATGGCAGGAACATTTTTAGGAAAATACGATACAACATCAGCAAACAATACAGCTACAGGAACTAATGCAGTATCTGTCGCAGAAGGAATGTTGCCTTCTAACATCAACAATGCTTTTAGAAGCATTATGGCAGATATTAGACAGCACTATAATGATGCTGAATGGATTGAATATGGAGACGGAGCAGGTGCATATACACCAGCTTATGTTTCTGGAACAAGTTTTACAATAGCAGGAGTTAATGTAACAGCTCCTTATCATGTTGGACGTAGAATTAAAGCTGTAGCAAGTACCCCAGGAACTATTTACGGATCAATTACAGCAGTAGCATTTTCTACAAATACAACAGTAACAGTAGCATGGGATTCAGGTAATTTATCTGATGAAGCTATTACAAGTGTTTTTGTTGGTGTATTGTCTAAAACAAATAATGTAATACCAACAGGTGTTATTGTAGCAGCTAATATAGCTGATGATGCAATCACTACTGCAAAAATTAATGCTGATGCAATTACTGCAGCTGAAATTGTTGATAATGCAATAAACTCAGAACATTATACTGATGGATCAATCGACACAGCTCACATAGCATCTGCACAAGTAACAGCAGATAAAATTGGAACAAGTGCTGTAACTACAGCTAAAATAAATGCTGACGCTGTAACAAGTGCAAAAATAGCTGATGATGCTATTGATAGTGAACATTACACAGATGGTTCAATTGATACAGCCCATATAGCAGCAGACCAAATTACAAATGCTAAAATAGCAGACGATCAAATAGATTCAGAACATTATGTTAACGCAAGTATAGACCTTGCTCATTTAGCAGCTAGTTCTGTAAACTCATCTAAAATTGTAGATGACTCAATTGTTAATGCAGATATTAATTCAAGTGCAGCAATAGATGCAACTAAAATTGCAAATGGAACAGTTACAAGTGCAGAATTTCAATACATTAATACTTTATCTTCTAATGCTCAAACACAAATAAATGCTAAAGCAGCAACAACATATGTTGATAATGCAGTTGCAGGATTAAGAACTAGAATTATTGCAGAGTGTGCTTCTACTGCTAATATAAATTTATCAAATGGTTTAGAAGCTGGTGATGCTATTGATGGTATAACACTTGTTTCTGGAGATAGAGTTTTAGTTAAAAATCAAAGTACAGCAACTGAAAATGGTTTATATCTTGCAGTAGGATCTGGTGCTGGTGCATCATCAAGAGATCCAGAACATAATACTATTGCAGAATTATCTGGTGGTATGGTTGTAGTAAATCAAGGTTCTGCAAATGATAATAAAATATTTTTATGTACTACAGATACTGATGCAACATTAGGATCTACAAGTATTACTTATACAACAATTACTCCACAAAATGTTGGAACAGTAACTTCTATTACTGGTGGTACTGGTTTATCTGGTGGAGCAATTACATCTTCTGGAACCCTAGCAATTGATTCAACTGTTACTACACTTGTTGGAACTCAAACTCTTACAAACAAAACTTTAACTTCTCCAAAAATAAATGAAAATGTAGCAGTAACCTCTACTGCAACAGAACTAAATTTATTAGATGGTAAAACTGCTGCTAATCTTGCAGTAACGGGAAAAATTGGTGGAACAAATTTTACAAACTCTTTAATAGTTGGTTCAACAACAACTGGAACTTTAAGTTCGGCTCAAAAAAATATTGGATTAGGAATTTCTGTTTTTAATGACTTAACAAGTGGAGATACAAATACTGCAGTTGGTTTTAATGCTGGTTCAGTTTTAACAGGTGGTTCAGGCAATACATTTATTGGAAATGATTGTGGTACTGGTGCATCAACAGCAGTTGGTAATACTGCAATAGGTCATCAAGCTGCAAAAAATGCTAGTGGAAATTATAACACACTTTTGGGATATGAAGCTGGAGAAAATATAAATTCTGGAGCTGGTAATGTTGTTATCGGTAGAGTTAATGTTGATAGTGCTGGTGGAGCAAGACAATTAAAAATAGCTGGAAATGATGGTTCAACAACTACAACTTGGATTGCTGGAGATGCTAATGGTCAAGTCAAATTAACTTCTGGTTACATTGCAGAGGTAGCTTTAACAGATGCTTCAACAATTACTTGGAACGCAGCAACTCAACCAATAGCTAAAGTAACACTTGGTGCTAGTAGAACTATGGGATTACCAGCTAATCCAGTAAGTGGTCAATTTATATCATTACTTATTATTCAAGATGGA